CGACCCTTATAGGCACTCTGATTCCAGTTCACATCGGTCATAAAACCCGCATGTGGATTCCGCAAGAGTGTCACCCATCGGGAGATGATCTTATAGATGGGCAGTCCTGCCATCTCCCAAAACTTCAACGTCACAGTGTTCCCAGACATGACAAGTTTCCCAGGCACGTACCATTTTCCGCCATCTCGCCCCTCGTACTCCACGGCTTCCATGCGGAGGGATGGGATATTGGTCATCACAGCGAGGGACATCAATGTGTAGGCTGATGTCACTCCTGATGCCACATGTGTGGGGATCTCTGGGAAGAACACCATGCCATATCCACCAATCATGGGATCCCAACCCGCAGCGCGATGTGTACCAAAGAACTTGCGAAATGGATCAATACCATTCGGAGATGCGGGCGGGGTGAATGTCATGAATGGATTCATTATACTTCCGTGTTTATCTGCTCCCGCCGCCATTTTCTACTACTCCTGTGGCCCCACTGGGTTTGTCATATTTGCGGTTTGACCTGTGCATGTGGCGAGTTCGCTGCTGATATTGTCTTCGACATCAGAAACCATACTATCGACTTGTGCTTGCGCGGCGGAGATGAGATCTGGACTTGTGTATGGGTAGTGATCGAATTGGAACTCACATTCGAATTCAATCTTGTCTTGTGTGGTGATCTCGCCGCCAAAGATCTCGTCCTTGATGTCGAGTGGCATAACACCAGCATAACATTTTGCGAAATGTACTCGCATATCTGGTGTGCATGCACAATAGATCATGCGACCCTTATAGGCACTCTGATTCCAGTTCACATCGGTCATAAAACCCGCATGTGGATTCCGCAAGAGTGTCACCCATCGGGAGATGATCTTATAGATGGGCAGTCCTGCCATCTCCCAAAACTTCACAGTAATCGTGTTCCCAGACATGCCAAGTTTCCCAGGCACGTACCACTTACCACCATCGCGACCTTCATACTCCACGGCTTCCACACGGATAGATGGAATGTTAGTCATTACCGCAAGTGACATCAATGTGTGCGCGGTTGTCGATCCCGAGGCAACATGTACTGGAAGTTCGGGAAAGTACACAATGCCATATCCACCAATCATGGGATCCCAGCCTGCTTGCCGATTCGTTCCAAAGAACTTTCGAAAGGTGTCAATTCCCTCGGGGGATGCGGGTGGAGTAAACGCCATAAACGGATTCATTTGACTGTTATGCTTATCTGCTCCTGCAGCCATTGTCCATGCCTCCTACTCATGTGTGTTTATGCAACAAAGATGATGGGTGGAGCACAACATCCCTCCACCCATCAGAGAATATCAGCTGCTCCTCTTAAACGGTGATGGACAGCAGAATCTGGTAGATCACCATCTTCGGCTTGATACCCACATCAACACGCAATTTGTGATTCAGTTTGTCATACTCCGAAGCGTACACCCGAACGCTGTATCCCTCAAGAGCACCCCGAGAGAACAGACCCGCCAGGAATCCCTTCACCGCACTGTCCACCATGCGATGTGTTTCGAAGTCGTTCAGCTCGAAGAGCATGTACTTCAGACTGTACTCAAGCGACCGCTGAATGTACTGCACGAGACGAACGACGTTCACGTCCTGCAGCTTTGAGGGCTTCAGATAGGATGTTGATTGCCCCCAGATATAATACCCATCCCGAGTTTGCACGATGGGATTGATGCTGTTGAGCACAAATGGATTCTGATATGAGGTTTCTCTGTACAGGTTGTACCGCAGTCGATTGATGCTTGGACATGCTCCACGCACCATGCCCGCAGGAGCATACCACAGCCCAAAGTCACGATCGGTGATGGCATAGGCACGGGCCGCATGATAGACAGGCGAAATCCAGATGTCCTTTCCCGTGAACGCATCATACACTTCACTGTAGGGATCATAGAGCGCGATATATGGGCTGTTGAATGTTTTCGCCACACCCGTGGGAGTCAACCGAGCATCGAGCGCTTGCTTCGGGGTAGCATTGTCCAACATATCAAGCACACCAAAGCAATCATTTTGCCGAGCGGCGATGAGTTGTTCGATGGCCACCTTGACGGGCTTCGGATATCCCGCATCAAACACCAAGGTCATCAAAATGTTTTCCCGATCAAGCACCGAGGTCTCATATGATGTCATGGGATCGGTTTCTTTGATGGTGGGATTGAGCAGCAATCCAGTATACGCACGCGTCAACAGGGATGTGGCAACTTCCCAACAAATCGATCCATTTGTCCGCCACAGGTTGCCATCGGTGCCATACTCGAGTTGTGGGTACCAGGATGAAGCGATGCCCGAATAGATGTGTTCCCAGTTTGTGAAGAGTGTTTCGATATCCGCATGCAGTGTTTCCAGATAGGGATGATCTCCAGTGAGGAACTCCTCGGAACACGACACACAACGAAGCACGTTGCTGTACCGATTAAGAATGTCGCACACAAAGATGCTGTTGTCTGACAGATCACGAGCCTGTGGATTGAATGACACTTCAAAGGTTTCCACAAGGATTCGTGTATAACTCCCAGCATCCTGATAGATGTCAAGGATCATCGTTTTGTCGCGATCGTTCACACTTTCGCCGGGAATGTCCAGCATTGATGTGGGATGCAACCGAAGCGACATGCGGTATGAGTTGTAATACGAACCACGACCCACAGCATGGAAGATGAACAATGGTTCTGTGGTGTTTCGTGATTCCGCCAGATCGGGACGCGAGGATTGTGCGGCGGCTTCGAGCTCGCTTGTCCGATGGATGTAGCCATAGAACAGCGCCTTGTCGGTTTGTGTCGGATCGTTGGTTGAGTACCACTTTGTATTCTTGATGGGATATGTGCGTGTTGTGTATCGATATGAGTGATATTCGTTGGACACAAACACATACACGGTCCGCACTCGTGTGCCCATGGTGTTGACCATGAGCTGACGGAAGGTCCATGATGCCACATTTGTTGGTGCGCCCTTTGAAGAATCATATGTTGCAAACAATCCATCTTTTCCAACAAACGCACCTGTGGCCATGGCTCCCACAATACATGTAAAATCATTCGGCACAGTGGCTGGAGGTGTGGGCACCGGAGGAGCCATCATCATCTCATATGGAGCCTCGATGTACACGTTGTCTGGTGAGCTGAACACCCATGTATTCAGAATCGAATCCCACGTGGCCACCTGTCCCTCATGCCCCACCCACGAACCAGCGATAACACCCACGGGAATGCTGGTGATGAGATATGAGTCGCCATTCTGCATAATGGTGGGTGGATGATCCGCAATGTTCTTCACCCGAACATATGTGTTTGTGATGTTGATGTCTTCGTTTTCGTCAAGCTTTTCCCACGATGTCAGTGGTGCGCTTTCTGTGTAGTACACATGTGACACATAGGGGGTAGATCCCACAAGAGCTCGACCCACACCAGACACAGGAACAAAATCCCAACCCGTGACCGTTTTCGTTGCGATGGATTGTTCATGCCCATACCACGCCACTTGTGTGGGACTTCCGCCAACAACATCATTCACATAATATCGAGACCCCACAGTGGCCGAAGTTGGAATGGCGGTTCTTGCCGCATTCGGGGACTCTGCCAGTACACCATAGTCCATGGGACCATATTTCATAAATGTAACAGCGCCACTGCCATCCACACCGAGAGCGATGTTGGCGTAGGATGCTTCGATGATCTCGATACCAGGCGACCATTCTCCCGCCAGATAATGATGTTGTCCAAGCCCATCAGTATAAGAGAACGCAGTGTTCTGGCATGGTGTATTTGTGAAGTCTGGAAGCACACGGATACAATACAATGCATCCGCATAGTTGAGCCAGTTCTGAGCCACCTTGCCGCCTTGTCCATACCGATACACATTGATCTTGCCAAATGTGTCAATCAGTTCATCGGGCCGACCAATCAGAGTCAGCTGGTTATCGGGTCCCTTCTCGGACAAGAAACAGATGAACCCGATAGATGTCGGGAGCGATTGGATCGTAAAGGATGTGTCCCGAACCTGTGTGTAGACGCCTGGAAACAAGCTAAAGTTTTCAACAGCCATTGTGCATATGTCACCTCTCGTGTTAGATGAGTGTGTACAGTCTAATGGGGTACAGTCTAATGAGTGTTCACAAGAGATACATTAACCCATCATTTACAGCACTAAATAACCGAACGTCTTCTCCCGTGGCATCTGGATCCCTCACTGCATAATACATGACCTTGCCCAGAATTGTACTCGGAAAATAGAGTTCGGAAAACACACGGTTTGAACGGAAAAACGATCTGAGAAGCGCATCACTGTATACATCCCGAAGCCCTGTGGCATTTTTGTACGCTGTAGAGAAGATCTTCGGATTTGCCATCTCTCCAAATCCCATACCATATTTGTATTGCTGTGGAAGATATGGACGCTGAGTACCCGTAGGATAACCTCGCCATAGTGGTGTGGGACGATCGTTTTCTGCTTCAAGTGCCGGATCGCGGCGAAGTTCATCGATGGTGAGTTGCCCTCGAGTTAGATTTCGTGTCTTATAAAGTAGGTATGTGAGCCAGACATGTTCATCCATGTATCGTTTCAACGCATCCGCCGAATCTTGATCGATATCGAGTGCTGTGGGGAGATCCTCCCCGACAATAGAACTCAGTCCCTCGATGATGTACTCTTCAAACAGAGCCTTGCCACCAAGCGATTGATGCCGTCGTCCAATCATCTGTTCCCTTACACGAAGCGGCATGTTCGTCATACTCGGCTTTTCAATATTCATAAAAAGCGACAGTGGATACTCATAATCAATTTTACTGGCCACAATTCGTGCAACCGTCGTCCGATTTGTGACACGAGCGATGGACATCGCAAAGTAATTTTTGAACCAGTTGACCACATACGGATGGGACATGAGTTTCCCATCCGTACGCAAGTTGTAAAGAAACATTCCCTCATGTGCAAGTGCTGCGAGAATTGAACTACATGCCCGTCGGATGTGTCCACCGCCCATATAAGATTCGATGTCGAAATCCGGACGAACTCGAACAATAAACCTGATGTGTTGTGCTGCGGAATCATATCCACCATATGTTTCGACTTGTGGACCCGATCCAGGCCACACATTAAGACGAAGAAACAGTTTGCGTTTCTCGAGAAGAGATCGCACAATGCCATAGAATGTGGTTGTGACCACACTTCCCGATCTGATCTGTGATTCGAGTTCTCGTATAAATCTGTCAGCCAGATACCTATTAATTCCAATCATAACCAATCAACTCCAAATCGCTTGGAGAATGGGCGTCAACATGGTGGGTTGATATGTGTTGTACAACACGGACACATCCAGCGACTTCAACGAGATCCGACGCACCTCATGTGCCCCCATAATCTGCCACCCAGAAACAAGTGGAACATTCATCTTGGTGCCCTCGATGGACTTCATGCACATATCTTCGGACATCAACGTCTTGGCAAAACATGTGGCCTTTATCCGATTCAGATCAATTTTCCGGCTGTCTGCCATGATCATACATTCCACCACATCCTGAACGTGGTTGGGTGTTTCGAATGTCGAATGACCATAGTAGACAAAACGTTTCTTGTCTCGGTTCCTTGCTTTGTAATACCGACCTCGATCACAAATGATCATATAGGGGATCTGCATCAAATCTAGAGATGAACAAACTCTGCTCGATATTTGTTCATGTCGTACGTTTAACGGGCTCGAGAAAAACAATCGACCCGTACACGAATCATAGAGTTGTGGGATGCCGCCCGCAGCGATGATGGCATTTGTGAGGAAGATACATCTCGCCTCATCGTACATATAGGGCAGCTGTGGATGAATTTTCTGAAGTAGGATGCTGATACACATCTGATACAAGAATCTCGATAGCTTCGTGTTGGGGCGATCGAGACTCATGGCAAACTGTGCGATCAGTGTGGTGAAGGGTTCGGTGAAGTATCCAGAAAATTGCCGCAACCATTTTCTGATGAATCTGGGATACTCCACCGAATAGATGAATTTGTAAGTGGCATGAGTTGATGCGGCGTTCCTCAACCGAGTGGTGTCCTCAGTGGGTGCATATGTGTTATCCAGATAGGACAACATCTTTGTGTCGGTGTATGTTTCGGGCTTGATGGGCATATCGAGAAGTTCATCGATGACATGTACCGTTTTGGTCAATTCTTCATCAGTGGTTCGGAACCATCGGAGTACATCGCCTCGAACGGTTTCGATGGTACGGATGTTCGGCACATGGTCATGAAACAGCTCATATAATCTCGCTACACCAATCCGATCGTCCATCGTCACCAAGACCCCCTTCGTCTCCAGTGTATGCGAAGCTCGATATATGTTCTGTGGCCTGCTTCTGCGCGGTCTGGATTCGTTTGGATGAATCCTTCAGTTGTCCAACGAGTTTCTGAGAACGAGCCATGGCCACACTGATTTCCTGGAGACGATGGATGGCATCCATATCGGTGAATGGGACGATGGTGGATTTCGTAGCTGTGTGCACAGACACCATGGATCCATGGGATAACAGATCGGTGACACCACTGATATCAACATGTGCGGTTTCTGTGGTCTGCGGAATCACCAAGGGTGAATCGGTAATGATCACGGCCTGTGGTGCATCGTGTTCATGTGATCGAATCTCTTCGGCATGTTCGGGATCGTCAAACTCCAGTTTCATGCTTTGTATAAAATCTTCCGCCGACGAAAGGATATCGCGAAGAACATTTGCTCGTCCTTTTGCTCGGACGAGCCACGCAATACCGATGCCAAAGATGCGGTCGTCGTGTGGTACACCTTCTACACGACCATCATCCTTCTGCTCGAGGGATTCGATCTCCATGATCAGTTCAGGAGATTGAATCAGCTCCAGAGACCGCGTGGACACTTTATACACCTGATCGATGAGAAGCGGCCGACTCACACCCGACAAGTTTATGCCATAGGAGCATTGGTCATATGTGATGTCCCGAGCGGTCTTTGTCTTCGCATTGTCCGCACTGATGGTGTCTCTGTAGATGATGAGTCGATAGAGTGCAGGTCGAAGTCGCATCAGATCGCTTCGGATGGCATAACCAAGGTTTTCTTCGATGCAGAGAACACATGTGCCACCCTGACCGAAGATGTACGATACCATCTTGTCCACAAGCTCCACAAAATTGCCATGTTCGCATCTGTTGTGGGCAAACTCGAGAACTTGAGTCCCTGTATCGTAGTCGATGACTTCAATGGTGGCATTGTCTTTCCCGAGAGCCTTGGATGGATCAATCCCTATCAGATATCGATGTCCAGGAATGATGCTATCATATTCGTTGACAATGTACACCGATTCTTTCAGAACGAACGACACCTGTGTCGCTATTTTTTGTTTGATGACCTCGCTGCGTTCTTGGATCTTCTGGATATCTTCGTCGGTGAAAAAACTTGCCTCCGCCCCATAGAACACCAGCTCATACTCTTGATTGATCTTTCTGGTGTTGTAGTCGAGCTTCGCTTTCTGCTTCTCGTACCATGCATCGTCATAGATGGGGATGTCCTTCCAGTATAACCGAAAACCTGGAAACATGGGATCCTTGTTCACCACATGAGACCAGTACATATAGAACTTCCGACCGATACCAACTCGGCCGTTTGGTGTGGTGGTCAGGATGATCCCATAGGGGATGCCCGCCAGAGCGCATGCCTGGAAGGATTGCGATGTGGTGGGGAATAGACCTTCTTCCAGCTTCTCGAGATCGATAAATGCGGCCTCATCGATCCACAAGAGAGCCGAGGTCACTGAACGACCAGTATCTGCGGACTTCGATGTCTTCTGTGTCGGTTGGAGCATGATGGAACTTCCATTGGTAAAGATCTGATGTGTCAGAGCATTCTTCACCCGCTTCATCTGCATAAACTTCGGTCGATTGTTGCACATGGTGCGGAAGTCCCCACATACACGAGCCCCGCGTTTGTCATCCACGTGTACCACCACGATGGGGTAACTTCCGAAGAATGTTGTGAGCCATGTGGCCACGGCGGTCAGGATGGTGGTTTTCCCACATTGCCGACTTCCCAGAAGGGAGTACATATCCACCGACCGACTGAAAAGAAAGTCCACTACTGACTCCACAAGTTCGACCTGCGCAGGAAAGAGTTTGAAGGGCTGGAGACCCTTTCCGATCATGGGAATGTACACACATTCCTGAATGTAATCGATACATCCCTGTGGAGTCTGATAATGTTTGAGTTTCTGCCTGAGGAAATCAACACGTTCGTTTTTGGGCAGCTGTCCCAGCTGCTCCTCGATGCCTAGCAATTGGGTCATGTGGGTGTGGGTTTTGATGGTGCTCCTGGCGAACATGCTCCGCCGCCGGATTTTGGATCCACCACAGAGGCCGCGGCGAGTCGTACAGTCACAGTGGCTTTCCAGTTCGCACCGCCTCCACCAGATCCTCCTTTCTCCGATTGCATGAACACATAAAGTGTACCAAGCATGGCGAGTTTAATATCCGCAGGGATATAGATGGCATGATGTGTCTGATAGTTTACAATGTTGCCAATCTTCCAGTGACTCAATATGAAGGGTTGTGGTACATCAAACGCAATGGGCTTGATGGCGGACATACCAAGCTTTGCCACCATATCGTTCATGGCATATGATGACATGTCTTGTCGATTGCATGTGATTACTTGTTTGTCCCTATACAGTTTGTTTTGGAACTGATCGACTGTTTTCAGAAACTTTAATTTGCTGAGAGTTGATGCAACTTCCACATCTTTTGTGTTGTACAGTTTATTTCCATCACATGACACACACTGAAACTTCTTCGGAATCTTGTGTGCGATTTGTGCGAAGACGTTTGGGATTTCGATGGGCACATATGTGTAGTAGTTCTTCGATTGAATGCGTTGTGTGAACCCTTGATGCTCATCAGGGACATAATGTACAGTGATGGTGTCTCCTCTCATGTTGTTGAGAGAAGTCAGTTTCCATTCAGGGGTACCCGTCACTGATGAGATCCACGAATTCCCAAACATAACAAACATGTCGTTATAGAGACCATACTTGTTGTTGAGGTACCGACACGCTTCAATGAAACTAGATTCTGGGATAAAGATCTGCTCATATTGTGTGGTATTGTCGAGTTTATCCATCTTGAATGGAAGCTTGCATCCAGTTTTCTGATAGATGTCTCGAATCACATCTTCGATCTTCTTTTTCGACCATACACCACCCACACGAGCATTTGTGAGTTTGACAGATTCGGTGCACATATACATGACCGCATTTTTTGTGGTGATCTTCTTGTTCATACCCACTTCGCGGCGCACCTGATTGAAGTTCTGTTGAACGGATTCGAGTTCCACACGAATGATCTCGATGGGAGCAAATCCAGAAGAACCTTTGTTGATGATTGTGAGTGTGCCTTTGTGATGCTTTGTCAACTTCTGAAAATGTGATGTGTCGATATTGAAATAGATCTTCACTGATGGAATGCATGATCCCACATCAGTACCCACAAGCAATCGTTCGATCTCAAGTGCATATTCTTGCCCATCTTCATGTTTGAATTTTATATCATATCCTTGAAATTGAGTTTTTGCTGAAAACATGGCTACTCATCTCACCATCGGGCCCGATATAGAGGCTGGACTTTTGAGTTGACAGTGGGATCGATTTGTTTTGCATAGAGACCCACAATGTTTCGATGGATGTTTGCGAGTTGTGTGTCACCAATCAGTTTATAGATGCCCGTGGGCACAGCGCGTGCAGTGGAGCGAGACAACAACATATCAATCAGAAGATCCACACCACAATCAAGCACAATGATTCCACGAGGACCAAGCTTTTGAATGAAAGTCTGGATGATGGTATCCGCACTGATATTCGGGAAGATGTTTCGTTCGGTGAAATATGCCGCCATCGCCGAATATGTTCGCATGGGTTCAATGGAGACATATTTATCTTCGCGCATCCTTGGATATCGGAGGTTTGTAAGACTGATGGCCGCATCGTTGATGTCAACATGTGTGGTGAAATGTTTTGCCGCGGAAATACAGGCACATGCATAGTAGATGGAAGACAATGTGGTTTCGCCTGCTTCGATCAGGTTGTAGTACTTCCGATCGAATGATCGAACAATGATGGCATAGAGGAATGTGGTGAATGCCGCATGAATTGATCCAAGCAAAACATTTGTGATGGGATTGTCCACCAGGCACTTCCGAAGCATGGTGTGCATCACACATGTGTATCCTTCGGTCTGGTCGGAGAATGACAAACCAGATCCATCAGCCTTTCGTCGGCATGTGGAGGTCACCACATTACAGACCCCCACTGTGCCTTTGCGATCGTATGCGATCTCCGAGATCATGGATGCTTCTTCTGGGGCAAACAAATCGAAAAAGATGTCTGTGTAGGAGACATATGATGAAACAAACGAAATCTTGAAGGCCGACAATGCCAGAAGAATGTCATCTTTGTGTTCATATGTATCCAGACACACCGAGTTCTCAGACAACCCGGAGTGTACACCATATTTGCCACACAGTTCGCCCGCCGTGGTGATCGTTAGATTTTTATACATGGGAACAACTCACCTTCGTGATTCATTCTTTTGCAGCACGAACGTAGATGTTGAGCCACGAAAGAAATGATGTTAATCTATTTGTCATAACTGAATCCGCATCATCGCTGTCCTGCTTGTTCAGTTTTGCCATCTGTTGTGCGGTGTATTTCTGAAAGAGTGGCGATGCCATCATTTCACTAACATCGGGCACATTCGATTCATCGATAAACAGTTTATCTACAATCCAGTCGGAGAATGTGAGATCCGCTTGGACGGCTTCGCGCTGCATTTCCCGAACGTTTGTGGCCACACTTTCTGGTGTGATAAGTTCTTGAACCGATGGTCCATATCCCTGTGTGATGACATCGGAAAACAACTGGACAAGATTGTACATCGGAATCACAGAAACAGATCGATAATATCGATCGGTGAAATCCAACATGGTGGAACAATCATTCACAAACAAAAGAATCTGATAGAATGATGTTTGTTGATAGACATCATAAGACATGAGCATGGGCTGTTGATTGTATGTGGAGTCGAATCGTCCGCTTGGAAGGTTTGGGATGATGTCATATCTGATATCCTCGAGCCGAGGCAATCCAGGATATGCCATGACGATTTTTGCGAACACGCCGTCCCGTTTCTTGACATATGGCCCAACGTGGACCTCGGCATTTTCGATGAATGTCAACGTGTCGGTGAACCTTGAAATCGTCAGATCGTCGTCGCCCTCAACATGTTGAAACACATCAGGATCGTCCCATTGAGCCATATGTCAATACACCTCAGTTCATCGATTTATGATAAGAATCTTTGCTGTGGTTTGCTCGATATCCCAGTCCACAATCTTGCCCACAATCTTGCCCACATATTTCGTGGTATCCGCCATATGCTCGGGAGAAACTGCAACACCATATCCTTGGAGAGTGGGATGTGTGGTGATAAAGTCTCCGAGCTCGAATTGTCGCGCTGGATGTGGGGCACATTTGACCCAAACCGTACCCGACATACCCACCGCGGTCTTTTCGCCCGCATCAATCTCATCCTGTGTGCCATTGATGAGGTAGGCATATGAGTCAGAAACCACACCCACCACTGCTTTATGATGCCAGAGGGCAGGAATAATGGTTCGTGTGGCGGGATCAAGCGCCACGATGTTCCGAACCAGATCGTTGTGTGAATATGTGGGGCTACAAACAAAACACTCCGCATAGTCGTTGTACACCGCATTGTAACATCTCGTGGGATAGAAATACCCATCCAGCTGAACACCCGTGGTTCCCGTGGGTGTTGTTGTCCCCACAGTCAGTTTGCCGAAGGATGTGCCGGATGCCGCCATAATGCGCAGTTCTTTGAATCCCACTGATGAATTTGTTGTATAGTCATATGTTTGCCCAGGCTGGAGACGAATGCCGTTCGGAAGATGAAGAACAGTCGCCATGATTTATTGACACCTCGCTTTGATGTGCCCCTACACAGGGGTGACTGCGGCAATGAGTACCCATTCTGTACCAATTGTATAATCTTTTTGTGAACCAACAATTCTGAAATGACCTGGCTTGTAATCACCATTTGTTTCGAGTGGAAGAATGTAGTACAAAGCTTCGCCGTTGTTTATCAGAATGCCGTTCGTTACAACGTTTCTAGATAGAGCACCACCAACACCAATAATTGTTTCACCTACAGGCATGTTGATGGTGAATGTTCCTGATGTGGTAAGCGCATCGGATTTGCCAAAAGCGATGAGTTCGAGTGGTTCTGTGGTGCTCCATTTGACATAGTTTTCTGGTCCGGGAAGTGTTGCAAACATAACACTACCCTTTGTCATAAGACATTCTCGATTCGAGACCGCTCGGAGTGTATCGAGTTGTTTATGGATGAGTTGCCGACGTTCTTCGTCCCCTTCGTTATCATCATCAATACCATCGTCACCATGATTGGTATTAATATACACAAACTGTCCTTGATGTGTGGGAATCAATAGAATCGTATGCATATCTACATTGAATGTTGTTTGGTTTGTAGTACATGCATCAGTTTCAGCATCGGTTTCTGGAACGACACGGACCTTAATGTTATAGAATCGAGCGTCTGCATATTGCGTCTTCCCGGCGGTGCTTCCGATGGCAAGCATCGAGGTGAACATTGATGCGGCACCTGTAGTGAATGATGTCGCCGATGCACTTTTTATACCATTCACCCACAACGATACTCCATTTAAAACATCCCATTTACAGATGACGGTGAGAGTTTGTGGTGATGTATCAGAAATCGATGCACGAAGTACCTGTTCTTTGTCGCCTCGATTTATGATGAATTCTAATGATCGGTTCGATGCTTCAGTGGGATGGTCCGATCCATATCTGAGGCCATAGAATCCCAGATCCGTGGTTATGTGCCAGATGAATCCACGTTTGTTTGAATACAAAACGCTATCCGTGTTTCGGAACATGCAAGAGATTTGTCCGCGGGATGGACTGAGTGCTGGGATTGGTGCCACCATAAAATCTCGAGCTCGGTTATCCGCGGTAAATGTAGACCATCGACGAATCGATGAACCATCGGGAATAATATGTTGCCGATGGATCATCGACGTTAGTTTGTCTCGTTGCTGGACATCGAACTGTAGATTCGTAAGCGAAATGCGATGTGGCGGAAATGTACCTGTTGCGCCCAGATGTGTGTCGGGCCCAGAGCTCAACACACATAAACGAATATATTTTGTACTTGTATCAAACTTATACGAATCGTTTGACGCTGAGGATGTTCCGATGATTGGTGCTGTGTTTCCGAACTGTCCTTCGGTTGTAACATTCGACGGATGATGAAACATAACATGCATCTTTCCGATATCGTTCTCCACCATACCCGTAGGCAAACTACTACCACGCAATGGGAGTGGTTGATAGTTTTCATTATATTCAATGAATCCAATATAACTTCTTGCCACCGTTGTGGGTGTTGCGGCGTGGATGTTGGCAACGATACATGACATAAAATACTCATCGGCGGCATTCACCTCGATGAGTGGTTTGAAGACATATTTCCCAGGCCCATTGAAGACCAGCGCATCTCGTCTCGCATCCCAGGAAACAGACTGCATTTTGTCCAAGGATGTGATGGGAGGTGTGGGACCCGCGCCGAATGCCATGGGCATCCAATTATCTGGATCCTTCCATGATGTCGAAATATGCTCAAGTGACATCTGCGCAAAATCGATGATTGTGCCCGTGGGAATCCCATAGATGCCCCATAGCACTGCATCGGATGCCGCGGTGTTGAATCCATAGGTGACATCTCTCGGAAGCCGATAGTACGCACGAAAATATTTCCAGCCATCGGCATCAACCACTTTGGCGCCTGGATAAGCGAGTTGTGTTCCTGTGCTCCAATTCGATGATGGGCTTTCGGGAATGGTCATTCCACGTTTGCTTGTTGCAGGATGTCCAAAATAGAAGAAGTGTGTTTGTCCTGGTGTGCTTTGTTGGACAATCTTGTACTTGAGAGACAAACACATAAGATCGCCCGCTTTGTATGATTGTGTACCTGGACGAGCGTTCACCAGATCGTACAAATGTGAACCATTTCCCGACACACGAAGCGTCTTACCAAACTTCGTGTTATACAATTGGACCTGTTCCCGTTGGAGTCTTGGGATAAGTGTTGTTTGTCCAAGCGCCCATCGACCAGAATTTGATCCACGTTCGATTTGCGCAAAGGTCCACTTGACTGTGACAGCACTTGTTGTGGCAGTAGTTTGAAATGCAACATATGGAAGCACACGATAATCACCCGTGGCCGCCGCATTGATGTCGGTGGTGAGTGTCAATGTGTAGGTCTGAAAGGTCGATGATGCGGGAACTGCCACCGAAACCGTTTTGACAGGACTTTGTGGGGTCGTTGATCGAGCTGCGCACATGTAGAGTGTTCCCGCGACATTACTCGATATGGTGATTCTTGCTGTGTATGTATACGAGTCGAGATTAAACCGACGGGATGTAAGGTCTCGTGTGTGGATAAAGAATGCACGATTTGTGGCAATTGTTGCAGTGGGATATACAATCTGACACACAGGAGTGGACGCAGCATACATTTTCGATGAATCATTTGGATCTGGAACATTTGCTGTAGGTACAATGGTGGCGGTTCCTGCATCCGCCATCAATGTAGACTCTGTTTCCGAATCGATCAGATCCCGAATATCTTGAAGGTCGTTGAGAACGATATCATCCACTGTGGTGGGAAAGCTGTGTCCAGGAGACAACATATTGAACACCGCATCGTTGTTTATGTACATTGACCCCCAGTATTTGAGTCCATCTACAAGAGTTGGATCATGGAACTCGTTCGTCGTGCCATCCTCAATGATGAACGAACGATCTGGATTCACACGCAACACGTTTGCTGGAAGTTTGTATCCAAGATCGGTATACCCAGCAGTGCCTCGATAGAAGTAGAATCCACCGGTACCCGAACTATGATTCGGTTTTGTGATGTTGACATCGCGCATAATGCGGCGCATGTGCTCATAAAGCGGAATCCGATCGAATCGTCGATCGATGACCTTTATGTGTGACACATCAATGCTTCCCGAAGGATATGCCGTGTCGAGAATCAACACATAGTAAATATAAAAATTCTGGAGATCCCCTGTGCTCGGAATCGCTTCGAATTGCCCATATGTTGGATTCATATCGACACCGATACCCAGGATCCCATGCCAGTATCGCACACCGATGTACCACACACTGCCTGGTGCGAGGGTTGTTGTTGTGTCAAAAATCTTGATGTACATATGATTTGCGGGATCGATTTTTTCCATCATGTCAATGACCGTGGTATCGTGCACCGCCATACCACGGTCAATTTCTCCATAGAGAGTATTGCCCTCCGGCACAAGACGCAGATCAAATCCCCGAATGACCCAGGTGCTTCCCGCACCGAATGCCGTGAGCAGTTTGTTGTGCACCATACTGTGGACGGGAGCACCCATGTCGATTGATCGTTTTTGGATACTCGCCCAATTCGTTGTCGGTGTTGTGGCCATTGGATTAATTACAACTCCTTTCGTGACCAAAGATGCCATGGCACGAGAAAAGGATGAAGGGTGGGATTCAATGATCCCACCCTTCATCTCATATCAGATCAACTTGGTGCATACGCCGCGGCGATCAGTACCCATTGTGCGGGAAGTGTATAATCTTTCGTGGGTGTAACCGGTGTCACATAAAAATTCCCTGGTTTTGATGATCCATCTGTTCCGAGTGGAAGATCATAATAAAGCGCTTCTCCGCTCGCAAGTAGGATGCCATTTGTTGTGAACGTTTTGTTTGCCGCGCCACCCACACCACGAGCAACTGTACCATTTGCGGGCATGCTGATGGTGAACTTGCCCGACGTTGTGAGATCTTGATTTCTACCCGACGCAATGAGTTCCATGGTTGACCACTTCAGATATCCCGTGGCAGTCACTTCCGCAACACCTTGAGTTACAAGGCATTCGCGATTAAGTGATGCTTTGAGTACATCAATCTGCTTAATGATATCATCGTCAAGAATTGTTGGATCATCGTCGTCATCCTCATCGATCACCGAGTCCACAATAATCGATGGCATAAAGATGCCTTGTTCGGTGGGAATCAATGCGATGGTTGTAGGATCAATCACATACAGATTTGTGCTACTGTATGTGGTATCGGGTACTGCTTTCACTCGGATATTATAGAATCGAGCATCTGCATAGGATGTATGCGCAACATTCGACCCCATGGTCAGATCAGAGGTGAACGCATCATCGAACACAAATGTGGCCACGGAACTTGCAATTTTGGCACCATTCACATAGAGTGCCGCTTCGCCGAGTTTGCTCCACACAGCAGATACGTTAACCGAGGTACCCGTGGCGGGAAGTGCAGCTTCGATGATGATTTCACTGCTTTCGGACTTCATGATAAATTGTACAGCTCTCGTTGTTGGTGGATAGTTTCTCTTGTACCGAAGTCCATAATATCCATTCGTTGTGGCAATCTGCCACAAGAAGCCCGTTTTTGGTGAATATGCCACACTATCCAGATGGTTGAATCGGATGTCGATCTGCCCCATGGTGGGAGTTAACAGATTCACAGGAACATAGAACCGATCCTTGGCACGCTTTTTTGGCGTGTATGTGGAGAATCGACTATGTGTTTGTGTACCTGGAATGTAGGTCTCGCCACCCGTGGGTGCCATACTCCAAACCTCGATGTTGCGGATCCACATTTTGTCTGTAACCACACCAGGCGCATCAGCAGTGTAGTTCATTGCCATCATGAGTTGCAGATATTTGGCTGATGCCCATACGCCACCCGTACCACGAACAGTGGAGAGATCGAGTGAACCCTCGAATGTGGCGTAGCTACTTGTGGTAGCTGCCGTGACGATGGGTACAAGATCGGGCATCAACACTGTGCCCGCATCAATCACATTATAGCTCGCGTCCAATGCTCGGAATCCAACTCGAGTAAACTTGGTTCCGGTGGTAGCACCTCGTGCATCACACCGAATATGCAACGTCGAAATATCAGCAACGGTTGGCAATGGGATCATCGATTCGTGTACAATGAGAGTGGGACCCACCGCAAGCAATGCATTATGTGATGCATCCCATATAAGATGATGTTGATCTCCATCGTTGTGGAACACCCACTCGTCCGGATCCATCCACGATGTTTCGAGCTTCTCCACTTGGAACTGCGCGACATCGATCTTCATCCCACTGGTGAGACTACAGAGACCCACAAGTACCGCGGCATCGGAAGCCGCATCGAAATTGTATGTCGACGATTTATAGATGGGAAGATGATAACACGACTGTTTCCAGTTGTCTCCCAACGCGATGTTGCTTCGTTCGTACGCGTCGGTGCTGTTGAGCCAGAAGTTTGCGCTTGTGTATCCCACTGATGTGCCACGAGATGTACCATACCAGCCCACGTTAAATGTGGCAGCTGTTGCGCCCACAGACCGCCATTTGAAGGACACACACAACCAGTCACCCGCTTTGACTGGGAACTTTGTGGTGGACACAAGATCGAACGCTTTGACTGGAGTGCTGCCCGATACACGAAGGGCTTTCCCATACACAGTGTCCACAATGTCCAGATTGTCTGTGGTTGTGATGGGTGATGTATAGCCGCCCGAACCATTCGCAACACTTGAATCAGTGGTGACAGCTATCCAGTTTTCAATGCCCTTTTTGAGGTTCGTGTTCGGAAAAAGGTTCTTTGTTCCATCCTCGATGATGAACGATTGATCAGTATTCAACCGAAGTGTATGTGGATCGACTCGATATCCGCGATCAGTATACCCATCCGTTTCTCGATAGAACAGAAATCCGCCTGATCCATGTCCATAGTTGATGTTGTCTGTGATGTGTCGATTCGACAGATATTTGATGTGTTCATACAATGCAATATGGTCATATCTGTGGTCGATGACTTTGATTTTCGTTGGATCAATGCCATGGGTACTCGGGATATAATCGGCATCCAAAATCAGCGTATAATACACGCTAAAGTTCACCATATTTCCACCAGAGGGTACGACCTCCATGGTGGCTACACTGGGAGTGGCGGACAACCCAGAACCGACTAAACCATGACTATACCTCACCCCAGCGTACCATGTTTTATTGGCGGGTTGTGGGGTGGATGTATCGAAAACCTTGAGGAGAATGGCTGATGTTTTTGGTGTGGTACTCGCCATACCCGTTTCGAAATCAATGACGGTGATATCATGCACCGCAACGCCTGGAGAAATCGATGCGCATAATGAGTTCACACCCGACACTGTATCAGCATACAATGTCAGATCGAATCCTTTTACAACCCAGTTGCTTCCCGCACCGAATGCATTGAGAAGTTTGTTGTGGACACGACTATGAACTTCCGCATGCATATTGATCGAGTTTGCCTGAATGTCAGGCCAGTTTGTCGTCACTGTTGTGGCCATTGATATACGAACTCCCTTCCGTCAGACGACATCTCTACATTCTTGATGAGTTGATGCATCTGAACTAGAAATAGATGTACCACAAGAATGTATACTTGTCGTTGGATGTTTTGGGCAGGGATGGGCGCGTATATCGGCTGAACATGCACCAGGATGTGGCTGCCGTGCGTGATGACGCGGCATACAGAGCCAATTCGTTGATGAGTGTAACATTGGCGCCATTCGCCGCGCCTTCATACTCTTCGAAATCAACGACCAAGGAAAACAACGCATAGATACCCTGTGTACCTGTCCCCGTGGGGTTGTAGATATTCGATACAGCTGCCGTGGCAATGGACTTTTTCTTCCCTGTGTCCGCATATGTGTACCCATTTGGGTTTGTATCGCCCTGAATCTTCTGAATTGTGACAAGCTCTTCGTTGGCATCAGTGGGAGCGATGGGAGTAAATGGGGTTGCAGTAGCCGCACCACCCGACCCACAACTAAACCAAGAAATGAACCACGTGTTCTGATCGGTGACTCCTGTTGGTGTCTTGATGGGCAGAGCAGTAGCACGTTGTAACAACCACCGCCGACCAACATACACAATGTGGTTATGATCGTCTTCCAAAAGACGTACTTCGCCCGTGTCACGACGTTCGTGAATCGTGAACACGTGGCCGCCCACCTCGGTACCATGCATTTTTCGATCGGCCTCGAGCTTATCTGAAACCATAACATTGTCGATGATGTGGGCATACTCGTTGGGAACATACTGTGTTGTCATGTGGACAAACATCCTTTCTGGGTATGTGATTTTGTGCGTCCAATATCTGTTCTACACAATGTGTTCTGGTGGTGTGCCTGCGGGTACAAGCACTTCGTGCCAACATTCCATTTCAGTTGTCTGGGTTGGTGTACGAATCATGGGCTCGGTGATGACAACTGTATCCAAAAACGAAACGTCCGATCTTGTGTTTGCATAATGCGACCACATTGGAGCGATGTCATATCTATATTGCTCCAATGGTCCCATGGAAACAAGGCTTGGCCCAGGCACATTGTACACCGATGTAGAATGTCCAAACATACCAGTATAGTTCATCACAATCAGATCGGTCACAGTATCTGTGTACAACAAATGATAGGGTGTGATGAGTATGACTGTTTCTTCTATGAGCGATTCGAGATGTGTTTGACTTCGTTCGGTGTTTTTGAATATGCGTTCGTGTATAGACAGAATGCCTTCAACCAATCCACGTGTATCAGATATCGAAAGATTGGATTTAAGAATGGCATCAACCCATGTCAGCATATGATCAGCATGTGGTTGTGAATCTGATGTTTTGATGTATCCTTCTTCCGGATGCTTCCCGAGATCGGTTTGATCAATAAGGGATATCTCATCCTGTTGCATTTTTGTGGCACCAAGTGTCCACCGAATTGTGTTCCAGATGCCATAGTCCCCATAGATATCGGTGAACTCACGCGGAATCGGAATATCCTTGGGCATGCTTGCATGAATCGTTCCCTGTCGATCAGGAGCTTGACTGAACTGATATGGATTGTTGAACATGATCATTTCTCGGAGTGGATGTAGCCCCTCGAGTTTATTCTGCTCAGCAATCGCCGGGTAAAATTCGATAAATCGATGTTTGCCAATGGTCTGTTCGATTTTGTCACGAATGTTTTTGGCAAGCCAGTCATCTATCTGTATATGCTCACCAAGTGTCCACCGAATTGTGTTCCAGATGCCATAGTCCCCATAGATATCGGTGAACTCACGCGGAATCGGAATATCCTTGGGCATGCTTGCATGAATCGTTCCCTGTCGATCAGGAGCTTGACTGAACTGATATGGATTGTTGAACATGATCATTTCTCGGAGTGGATGTAGCCCCTCGACGAGAACAATATCCCATTTTTTGTTATTGTAAATGAATGGGTAGTAAAAGATGTTCCCAATCTTGTGATGAAGAATTCCCATATTGTTCTGAACGAGTTGATCCGAGTCATCAACCCACACGAAATGATTATGCATGTTATAATACGGCTCGAACCACCAATCGAACACATTGATCTCGCCATAAAGTTTGTTTTTATCTTCATATGCAACACAATCGCCGGGCACATCGTTGATGACATATATATTGTTGATTGTCACAAGATGAGAATGATATGGGGTGAAATGTTTATCGATATCGCGCATTGCGTTGATCAGATTTGTTTGTGATAGAATAATCTGACGAACTGGTATATATGCGTGACATTTGTCAAAAAAGAATGACTCAAACGCTTCACCAAAAACATTGAGTAATTCGAGTCGAATGGTCACACCATACGAATCAGTTCCCGCGGTATCGAGAATGTTTTTAACCCACGCACAAAATGTGTTGTCGTGTTTCGAGAATGTAGAAATAAGATTATCTCGAGACACGTTATCGCGAACGTCTCCATAGAATCTCTGTTTGATGGCCGCCAAGATCTTTTCTTTTCGCTTGAGCGGCGACAGGTTATCAGGGTGCCCAGGAGGTGAGTAACTCGGACGCATATACAACTGCTCGACTTCTTTGACAATGGTCTTATAGATGGATTTTGGCGATATGAATGCCACATCTTGTTGTTCGAGATATGATACATCGCCTTGCCACCACATCATCTTGTCGGTGGGAAGCACCGAGAGTGGATCGTGGATCCCAGAAAGATGACTCAACACCATGGCATATGCATATGTGAGGGCGATGTACGACACGTTCTTTGAAAAACCAGAAACATAGATTTCATTAATGTCTTCGCCCACCATCAACCGTTCCGTGGTCTGTCGGTACATGGCGGAATGCAACAACGAAAAAATCGTGCCCTGTTTGCTCCACTCGAACACAAGCCCCATAACATAATATGCGGTCTTCATGGGGAATGTGAGTCGTTTATCCGCATCCATCTCATCAATGTCATCGGAACTCAATGTCCATAACGGATCATCAATTTCTCCCAAGGCATATGTGAGGGGAGCGAAGGTTTCGATGGGAAGTGCCGAGTTGTTGTTCCAGATGATGTCTGGAATCAGTGTATGCCGAGCATCAGGAAATCGAGCTGTGTCATAGTTGTGGTGCAACCAGTACTCCGCGATATAGAAATCTCGGTAGTTGAGCTGATTGAGAAGTCGGCCGAGAAGCGATGGTGTACCCTTCTTTCGCAGATATCCATATACGTTTTGCGCGATACCCCGCCGTTGTTGTGGACCAAACAAATGCTTGACGGGGAATCCAAACGAGTCAAGATATTCGCTCACGACCTCATCAGGCTGTATAGAAAGGTTTGTGATCTCTTTTCGAAGGTTGATCATTGTATGCATCACAGCATACAGATCAAGCTTCATATTCATCAATCCATTGTATGCATCGCTTTCGTACAACGGTTCGTTAATCTCGTTGTTGAAAAACTGTGCAAGTTTGTCTCGAGTTGCCACATATGAGTAAAGAATCTCATCGGGCACTTTATCCAACGATGATACATCGTTTCTCGTGATTGCTGTCAGAAGATTCTTGAATGCCTTTGTATAGAAATGATTTTGATCATAGAGCTTCGCGAGTTCACTCAGATCTCTTGATTCAATCCGCATGGGCAATCACATCCATCTCAGACAATTGTCTGATGAGATGCTGTGAGATGATTCAACAAGTAACAGCACTGCGCAGCAACAACAAGACATTCAAAAGCATTATTACAATCAATGCTCTCAAAATCGGATACAAGTGCATTCTTGACATTCATCGCATATGACTCGTTGTAGTAGATATTCAACCAACGAGTCATCAGATTATCGAGTCGTTGTGCATATGTAAATGGTTTTGAATATGCGGGATCAAGCTTTCTCACAGCAGACAAGAACCACGTCATGTGCTCGGTGTGGTCGAGAGCAGTGACCTCTGGGTACACCAGCTGCAAGAACGAATTGGTAGATCCACCAAACGCCTCATATTGATGTGATTCTGGATGTATAACTTCCCGAATCGTATTGTAGTCCACCATGGTGTTCGTTGATGAACTGAAGGAAAGAGTTGCATACTTAATGGGGTCGCAAAAGCAATCCAGAATTGTGTTATCGAAGGTGAACAATCGTTCGTCAAGAGCCGCACCACTTGGTATATATTGTTGTCTATCAAAATGCTGAATGTTTCGAAGAACCAGAGAGTAGAATCGATGATCGATTTCTGGGAAGATGATGTCGTGATTCACATCGTGATACAATTCTCGATAATCCACAGTGGGATCATAGAGGGCGTTAAACAAAGACACAGCTTTTGCGAGTGTGTTTTTGATGGTCAATAACATCACACACAACTCCTTATCATAGATGCCATGATATGCGGGCAAGAATGCACTGACTGCTCGAACCTTCTGCATCATGCCATCTTTAAGGATCTCGGAAGATAATGCAATGGACAATCTATGATATGGAACGACGTGCGGTGTGGACATATCCACATTGGTGACGATGTAGATCAATGGGATAATGTCTGGCACATTAAGTCCAATCATGTCGCCCACTTTTGGAGTGACTCCCTGAAGCGGATCCACCATAAGCTGAAGTGATGTTGATGCATCCATTGATGTGCCCTTTTCATCGGCCACTGTTTCCAAGGCGCTGGATGTGGACGTCAAAACAGGGAAATCGATAACCAGATGGAACACACCACCATACTCTTTATCATATTCGTCGTTGTAGAAGGTTTGTAGATGTGGGTCGTAGTTCGACTGCGCGATTATGAGCGAATAGTAATCTACAGTGATTCGATTCTGAAACGGCACATATTTTTTATGTGTGAGAGAAAGGTACTCGTTGATGTACTTTTGTGTCAACGATTCGTGTACAGTATTAGACGTCATGGAGGGTCACATTTTCTAAAGCAGTATGAATCTGTTCCACCGTGGCTTCGTTTGTGCTTGTTTGTGTGGTGTCAGTATCCACACAAATGTCATAGATCTTCCCATTGAGAAGATCAATTTGTGATGGGATTCGGAATGTTACATCCTTGTTGGCTTCATTGTAGTTGATTGTCATAGAAATGCGAGCAACTTTACCCGGACGCGTTTTCATGTCTTCGATTGTGACGGTGATACCAGTTACTGTAGCTCGAGATTCCCATCGACACGCTGCTTCAACCTCGCGAGCGATGTCTCCCGCGTTGGCATTGTGCTCGAAAAGGAACTCATGGAGACGACTCCCAAACTCGGGTTGCCACTGACGGGTTTTACGACGCACCGCAAGACACATGAAAATGCTTTTGATAATCGCGTTCCAGCCCGTCTCTTCTTTGAAGTTGCCACGTGCATCAAAGGTGGGCAAAAATGTTGTGATAGGCTGTGCCATAAGTTGAGAGTCGTCTCCTTTCTAGGTGAACATCGTCCATCACACGAATGTAGGACGTTTTGCGATCTGAGCTGGGGTTTGTCGCACGTTAGCGTGACGTTTACGCAAATCGATCGCTGATGTGCGTTCATCCATGGCTTGTTGAGTTCGGCGATTTTTGTCCTCTTCGAACTTCAGTCGCTTCTGAAGGATCATCGTGAACTCTTTGAGCGGCATATTATATACTGATTCGAAGGGAACTTGAAACAATGTCATAAACAACATGACTGTTGCCATCATGTTATCGTGATGTGCCTCAATTCGCCGAAAATACTCAGCATAGTCTAGATTATCACGCGTGTGCCACCAGAAAAAAGAGATGTGCGAGTGGACTGATGTTGATTTGGAGTGGATTACCACAATTTGGACAGAGTCCCTCAAATGAAGCAGTGATTCCGTGTTCACCAAACGCTTCTTTCCACTCCTTGATCAAACGTTTCCGCACCTTGGCGGGCTTGGATGCAAACGCACCATAGATCTCAAGCGGATTCGTCATAACAATGGGAATGGTGTTTCCCGCATCATCTTTTGCTGTGGCTTCGATATGATCAACAATCAGGTACTGATGTTCGGGAGCAGAATCGCCTTTGGATGACGACAAAATCTTGATTTCGTCGGCGAGTGTGGGCTGTTTCAGGAAAACAGTCCATCCATACTCGGGATACTGAAGTATGGGATGTTTGGTTAGAATGGGAACATCTCCCTCATACATATCCACTTTCAGGAGAGATGCCAGATTGATCATCTCAGTAGTCTTTGTGTTGCACGATCCACACTGAATGGACATATCATGCTCAACATCGTAGGATGCCATAATGATGCCAAACAGAAGCGCATCTCGATCGCTGGGCGTGATTCCATTGACGAACGCAGTAAATGTTGGGAATGGTGCATTCTCGCCCGTCTTCATGGACGACTCGATGCAATCGTACATCAGATGATTCAATGTGTCGCTCATCTTCTTGGGACTTGTCGCGCTTCCTTTGAGGATGTCTTCGTCGCGAACAGTAAGTCCCCGAACGTTGAACTCATGCTGAACGAGGGGCAGTTTCACAAAATACATAGGTGCCATGGGTTCCTGAATCTCGGGCTGCGGCATCAATCTCATCGCTCATACCTCCAAAGTGAATGTGTGGATCTGTGGCATCATCCCACCGAAGTGAACTTCCTAGATTTTGTTCGGGTGAACATCGAGAGAGATTGTGTTGGGGACACGACGATGTGTCTTGCGTGTCCCCAACACAGGATGTGTACAATTAATCAGTGTGTTGCAAAGCGTTACTAGTAGATGATGTTGACGATGCCATAGCCCTCTGGGCGAAGCATCTCGTTGCCAAAGCGGCTCAGGAAGGTCAACGCAGGCCGATTACCCAGCGGATACGGATAGATGGTCATCGGAATGTAGGGAGCGAAGATGTAGTTCGCGAAGCTCTCTTGAGCGGGCTTCGCACCAATCACGATCTTACCAGCGGGCACGATGGGGCTGCACAGCACGGTCAGATAGTTGCTCAGGGTACCAACCTCGGGGCTGGAACCGAACTGACCATCCTTGTCATATGAACCCTTGAAATCGAAGCTGTTGAGCATACGGAGCCACACCATGTCCATCGGGTTGATGAGCATATGAGTCGCAGGAGTCAGGTTCGTCGCATTGTAGATGCGAGCAGATACGCGCTCAATCTTGAACAACAGCTCGTTGGCCCATTCCTTCACCGTGTAACCAAATGCCGCCCGGGTGGGGTTCGCATTGAAGCTCTCCACGTTGGTGGGATTATACTTCGTGGTTTGGAAGAGCAGATCCTGGAACAGGGCCACGTCAAGACTCAGCTGAGACTGGTTGCCGAACACAGCGATGAACTCCGCCTGCATCTGCAGCCCCATCCGGCTCTTCATGTCCTGCTCGTACTGCACGGACCAATCCGCTTGCATCTGCAGGTCGGTGATGTTGAAACGAATCTTGCGGGAATCAAAGCCCACTTTGATGGCATTGTTCTCTTCCGCAGTGGTGGCCGTAGCAACGATGCCCACCGAGGTGATCTTGCCCACGGTGTCCACGCTCCGGGTACCGCTCAGGGAAATGATGCCATCCTCAAAGTTCACAGTACCCGTCACCACATCGGTGAATGGGCCCGCCCCACCGGAAGCCGGGAAGGTGTGGGAGAACTGGAACTTGCCCTCTTCATCAACCACGAGGTTGACATCACCCGCGGCATCGGGACCTGTAGTCGCACCCGCGGCATCCACACCAGCCCAGGAAACGATCACAACCTTGCGTTCGATGGAGGCGTTATTACTGTTGAGCCCCACCGGGGTGAGCAGATCCGTGGAGGACGGCACGTTCACAGCAAACGGAGCGTTCCATGAACCCACAGGAGTTCCCATACCCAGCGGTGAGTAGCTGGGAAGCTGCACAAGCTGACCGGTCAGGGTCTTGGCCACGGGCTTGAAGAAGTAACGCACGGCCTCGGGTGAATCGAGGGGCACGGTGGTCAGGAATTCACGCATGATCATCTTCGGCCACATAAAGCGGAACAGCGGCATGATCATCCGAGCCTGTGGCAGGAAGCCAAGGGACGTGTTGGTGTTCTCAGCCAGGCCCACCATGTTCTCCATGATGTTCTTGGCGAGGATGTTAAATCCACGACGCTCATCTTCGTTGATGCCTTCGCTGAACCCCTCGATGTAGAGGTTCTGCAGGCTACTATCCTCCAGGATGTTCTTAAAGTTCTTGCCATCCTCGAGGTCGATGCCATATCCACCAATGGTGGTCTGAACGGATTCGAACAGCGCGAGCATATCGTTATGGTCGATCACATGATGCTTGTTTGACATTTTAGGAACACATCCTCTTCAAAAGTGTAGGATTTGAGTTTCTTCGATGTCATGCTTCCGCATGCATCGGGTACAGTGCGACTTGATGCTCATATGCTGGCTGATTTTGTCTTTCGTCTCCACATCTCACCCACCTTATGCGCACCAAGATGTTTGACACACTATCTCCTTCATTTTGTTCCATACGTGTGTGGAAACAATGAACTTTTCTGATCCTATGTGGATGCGAATTGTTCTCTCCGTATCTGTTCGTCGGAATACATCACAGCAATGGACGACACCGTAGTGTAAAACAATGTTGCACACACAACGAATATCACAAGCATGAAATTAAGTGTAGAAATGATTGCTGGAAGTGGGGCTGATACGCTAAACCCAGCATAAAACATGCCAAGCATAACCTTCATAAACAACACACTTGATGTCTGTGCAAGGACAAACATCTGTTGGATCTGACTGTCTTTGGCCGTGGTATACGATCGGATAAGTGTGTCGAGTTGTGCGTAGATTATCAGTTCGAGTCTGGTTTGCCCATATTTATCCCAGCGTGGATTCCAATCGAGGAATGTGGCTCCACCATCAGGTTCGGTGTACCGTTGCTTTCCTGGATCGGTGCCCGGCTTAAATGGATAGTTGCGTTCATGGTGTGGGAAGAAGTGAAGTCTCCATCGCCATGGATAGAGAATGTGCCACCACGCACGAGTTCTTGGGTCATCGTTTTGCCGATATGTTGGTGTGATGGGATCTCGCATATAGAACAACATCGCGTAGGGCATCCATGCGGCAAGCAAGATCATATACGCCTTACAAAACCGATCATTGACTCCCGCGCCTTTGAGTCGACTATACACTTCACGAAAAATCAATCCAGATTGCATCTCTATCACTCGGGACGCGCTTCCCATATCTGTTCCGAGGACATTATCGATACTCACCGATATGGACGACATGAATGCCGCAAATCGGCCTATACAATATGTCACAAACGACAGTGCTCCTTCAATGGGTGCCATGGTTCGGATAAATATAAGTCGGCGTTCCGTACGTTCTGCTGCATCAGCATCAAGATCTATATCAATGAGATGCAACACATCGACAACAAACGTTCGGAGTACAGCAACAATGGCATCATATGTACGCGCAATTCCCATCGCACGAATACAGGATGTGATGGCCGAGGAAATGCGTTGGATAACTGGTTTTACTGCGGTGTATACATCTTGTATCGAGTTGAGTGGAGACCCACGTGGATCATCCATAAACTGTTGTGATTTTGTCATGCGATATCACCTTGTGTGGTGAAAAGATGTACAACTAGCCAAGGAACTTCTTGAATGCGTGCATGAACGATTTCGGTGATTGGTATGCCCGATGGTTCTCTGAAAAATCATCAAGGAAGGAACGAATATTTGATTCGTTCAACGCCTTCACAGTAGAAACACCTGTAAGTCGATCGCTTGTGTCGAGGAACTCCTGAAGCATCATATTCATCCGAGCGGTCATGCGTGCAGTTTTTGTACCTGTTGGGATATCGGCGGTATAATCGTACACGAACCCCTCAACCAACGAGTTCATATGCTCCGCCGAAACATCACTCAGAAGCACATCAGCAAGTGCACAGAGAGCATCTGCCTCATTGAGAACTACATCCCCAGATCCCTCGGTAACCATCCGCATTTTTGTCAGACCACGGGTATCAGTGAGGATATCAGTGATGTCTTGCAGCACCGCGGCCTCATGGGACGGTGTCGTCACCGCATCATGTGTCACATAAATAGCGGGCTGAACGACCTCGAGGCAGTTCTGCATGCCAGGAATTGGACGAACCTTTCCCACCGCTCGGCAGGAGAAGCCAATGCTGATATTGTCATAGGCAGCCATACGAGCAAGATCCATACCGTTAGCATTGCTCAAACTTTCAACGACGCCAATAATCTTGTTGTTTTGGATTTCCATATGTGGGAACGAATGCGACGCATCTCGATATGTCACCGTGAGCTGTCGTCGCATCTCAGCAGGGTTCTTCATATCTCCCACCATGGGGTGATCCATTTCCCCAAGCATTTTACCCTGACGAATCTTCTTGTTGGCGGTTTCCACAAACTGCTCACAAAGCGCGGTGGAATACCGACGACGATTGTTATTGATCTCGTTGATGGTCTGCAGCACGGAGTTGCCACGAATCTTGAATGTGCCACCACCCAGCTGCTTCACTTCAACTTCTTGAAGCGCTGATCCGTTCTGAAACTCGTTGATGATGCATACCGCTTTATTCTTCGCCATGAATAGAGAACCTCCTTGATGGAATCTTCATGCCTTCTTGTTTTATTCATTGAATCGACCCATATTGATTGCTTCTTGTTCCTTGGATGGTGTTGTGAGTTGGGTTCGACAGGACTACGTCAACTTTCTTTTCTTCCATATGAGTATTGGCTTCATCTTCTTTGCGACTGATCATGTCGAGTAGATCGCTCCGCTTCTCCTTCATATACTGTTTGATACTTGTCGCCAGACCATACACCTGATGTGCGATCTTTTCGGTTCGATCAGAATCCGATACAATAGATTCATGTTCATCAGAAAGAACATCAAGCAATTGAACAACAACTTCTTTTGTATCAGAAAGTGTTTTGTCTTTGTTGACAAAAGCAATCAACCGATCAAGAACTCGACGAATCTGAATCAACAATCGGATCGAGATCACCATCTGTGTGTTTGGATCAGTGGTTCCAAACGGTAGATCATCTTCGGCATCACCCTCAGCATCTGTGCCGTCGTCGTCGGTGGTGAGCTTGAATGTTTGTGTCGGTTCTCCGCGTTTCAGTTTTTCGTCTTGAATGATCTGATCGATCTGTAGTGGTGTGTTGTCGAGAACTGCGGCTTTTGTTGTCAATGGAACATCATCCATAGCCGCAGCTTTGGTAACGAGCGGCACCTCGTTGATGGGCTGTGTATCCGCTTTTAGTTGTGTACTAAGAATCCGTTTCTTTGTGGGAGTAGATGCGCCCATGGGCACATCGTCCACAACTTTGTTGGACTTCAAGAGTACATCGTCGATTACCGTGGGTGATGTAACGAGTGGAACATCATCAATGATATTCTCTTCGTCCGCGTCTTGTTTACCATCATCTTCCGGCACACCCACAAGATATTCTTCCCAGGAAGAATCGTCATCATCGGGATCGATTACGAGATCCAGAAGATCTGATGCACGATCATAGATACCATCGATCATGTCTTCCTCTTCAGCAGGATCGAAATCCTCAAACAACATAATCATAACATCGTCCAGAACAGAACGATTTTTTGCCATCAACTAAACCCCCTGGTGTGTTACGATTTGCACGTCGTTCGAACTGAAAAACGTGAGACGACCGATGTGCTTAACCAAGGCAACAAGTGTGCTGATGGTGATCCACGAACACACATATAGAGCGTAGGGTACCGTGGCACCAATCGCAAGAGATGAAATAAACTGAAGCATGCCTATGGCATGGTTCTTAACAAGAAACCAAATGGGCGATCGAAATGACTGATCAATGTCATACTGAAGATCGATGCCTTCGATGGGAATCTGTAAGAGCGTGTAGCCAAGCAGTGCCATAAGGTAACTACAACTAAGCGACCACGCAAGCTTGATATTTGTCCCACGTTTCATGTGTTCTATATATAGTTTGTATGCACCGTCCACAGTAAGATAGTACTTGGTTTCGTCGACTTGAACTGGCTCGTATGTAAATCGAAACGTTGATGGTGCTTTAATGATATCCTGAACAATGGCCGTCATTGATGCTTTCGATGGCGTCATTGCGAGTGCTTTCTCCATGAGAGCAGAACCACACTCATCTACTGCCTTCGGGCATTTTTTCCTATATGTGTCCATGAACGTGTTATATACAGCAGCTGCGTTGAGATCTATTTTCATCGGACGACCACATCCATTCTCTCGGTCTCGTTATCATGACATTATTATGATCCAAGGAAACTATCGATATCGAACCCACCTCCTGCTCCCGCAGGTCCGCTACCACCCGCCGCATCACCGCCACCCTGCTTCCCACCAGCGACAGCATTGCTACCACCCATATTACCCATACCCATATCGCCACCAAACATATCGTTTACACCAGCATTCCCACCACTCTTGCGTTTCTCGTTGATGGTGCCCACGGCTTTTGTGATGCGCATATCAATGTCAAGCAGTTCGGGCCAGTACATCTGCACGATGGCTTTTGGATCGACACCAATATTCTTCAGCGAATCCACAAGTGTGTCGAGTGACTGGGCCTTCTCTGCTTCCACGGAGAGCATGAGCGATCGTGGTGGCAGGAACGTTACACGAACATGCCGGAACTCTGGGTTGAACTCGTTTGTGTCCATATAGATCGCCACATAGATCTTGTGGACAAGATTCGAAAACATATCGGAGAACTCTTTCTGAAGTGCAATAATGTTTCGAGCGAGCACCACGTTCTCCGAGGTTAATGTGGCCTTGGCGTTGACCCACTCTTCGTACCCGAGATGAGGGGGTGGGATATCTCCACCAGTCAGTAGTTGTTTGAGCATGTACATGTTCGGATCTGCGTGATCACTATACGTACCCAACTCCAGAGTATCAATCTCGATCTGTCGTTCTCCATTGATGTCTGGGATGTAGTAGCTTTCTTCCGAGGACACTAATGAAGGCAACATGTCAGTCGATCCAACTTTGTCCAAGGTGATGGCACGCTTATTCACCGAGGTCTTCACATCCATGATGCGTTGTTTCGCTGCCTTCTGACTTGGGGACTTCACATAGAACACAGTCCGCTTCCCGGTCTTTGACAGCTTGTACACCACACCAGCAATATCATCAGCAAGCAACAACCGCGCGCGGAACATGAGGTCGTCGATGCGACTTTCCCCATACGGGGCATAGGTGCCACTCTCATCGATTTTGAAATGATGGATGTTAGCGCATGGGATGAATCGGACCTGAACCTCGGGATTTCCTGATATGAGAATGTCCGCCATGATCTCCCGAACTCGACTCGCCATGTTGTCGATGTTGTAGGAGTTGATGCCAAACTTATCGCGGATATAGTCGCTCATCTTTGTCACAAACTGATTGGTGAGCTGCTTGGTGACGTTTTCCATTTCACGAGATGATTCACCACCCGTAGCGGTGCCAAAGGATGTAGTTTTGTTTATCGTTTGTGTACTCGATGTTTGTGAGTTCGCCGAGCCTTGAACCATATTCATATCGTTCTTTCGGAAATAAACATATCCGTACACAATATCATCATGTTCGATGACAATGATGTTCCAAGGATCAATGAATTTCAGGCTGATGTTTGAGATGCTTCCCTTTGTGGGATACTGATCGAAAAGATGTCGCATATTTTCGATGGACATATCCTTGCCGCCGCCTGGTTTATCGCTTGGAAGAGCATACACACCCTCGGGACTATAAGATCCAGTCGGTGAACTGATGGGGATCTGTTTTGATTTCAATGTAAACGTCATTGTTGTTTCACGCAGTGCCTCCACTGCGGATTCACACAGCGATTCGGTGGCGTTTTGGAATCGAACGAATTGCTCATGGAGTGGTATAGTTTCATCGAGTGTGACACGAAACTTTGATCGACCGGATTCAATGTCGAATGTTTGTACCGGTCGGGATGTGTTCAGTTCATTGAGTGCACCTATGGATGATTCTTTGAGTGGAATACCCATATTGTAGAGAGTCTGAATCAGATACTGTTTCGAGTTTATAATCTCCACAAACATGTCGCCAAGATGCAGTGTCTTATAGATGAGCTTATATGCATGTTCGTCGATCTTCAAACGAGTGACGATTGTTTGCATATTTTTGATGGCATCGTCGAGCTTCGAGGCGATGTCTTCCCCATATTTGTCGGGCATGATCTTAAGAGACGCCTTGGTGATATCATCTGGGGAGAGGATGTTCGCCGCGTACACCCGAAGCATCTTTTTCAGGATGGGGAACTTTTTGGTGATGGAGATGTACTCTTGATAACGAGCGACTCGACTCGCATCGACATGAGAAACGTTTGAAACGTTTGAAACAAGATTATCAATAAAGTCTTTAACAACAGTTTCGCCTTCATCCCGTTCAAGTGTCTTGACTGCTGAAATCCAATCATATTGTCTCTCGAGTTTTGTTTCCGACGCTTTGAGTAGGGCGTCCACCGGAGCATCGAGATTCAGGTTTGGTATACCAGACACGGTCTTCAGAAGTTCGCGCGCCTTCTTCAGGGGAGACTCAAATATACTCGGCATGGGATCCCATCCTCCATCTCAGTCACGCCACCGGGGGCTTGTGTACAATTATGCGATGTTCATTGAGTGCATAATATGTGGCGTAGGTACAAAATAATCGGATCTGTCCATCACTGATGCGACCCTTCAGGAGTCGACGCATATTGTGTGGTGTAGTACCCACCACACGAACGTACACGTCGGTCACGAGTTTCCGTGCTTGGTCCACCGAGATGATGCGATCCTTTGCGGCGACGGCAAGAAGCACAAACTCCGACATGACCACATTGCATTGTGTATTGATATGGTCATCCATGTAGTCATCGAGCTGTTTTGTGAGACGAAACTCCACCGCATCCCGTTTCGATCGAAAGAACTGGTATGTGGCCCAGCTCATGCCCAGGCCACATACCAGAATCAAACCGGCTATCACATACACATACTCCGAATGAATCACCATAATCAAAGACTCCTTTTCACTCTACTGAATGACGAGGCCGATACCCACACCGAGGAGTCCATATGTAACATTCTGAAACGTACGGGACGCGCCAAGCGTCAGAATCTGCTGATCCTTGCCCGCGATCCGTTGATTGTATAAAGACTCGTTGGCTTTATAGAGCGCGATCTGTGCTTCAAGATTCGCCACGAGTTCTTTCTGAAGCTGATCTTTGCGAAGTTCGCTTTCCGCACGACGAGCAAGCTCGGCTTCGGCGAGCTCATACTTCGATTTCCAATGATCAACCTCATCTTCGAGCTGTTTGCGCATGGTATTGAGGTCGACAATCTCCTCGGCGGTGAGTTCATAGCTCTCATCGGAAACTTTTGTGAGTGCTAGACTTGGCGTGGCAAACAAACCCAACAGAATCATTCCAAGGCATGCATATCGAAAGCACCGCATAGATTACTTTCCCTCCCTTTCGGCTTCACGATATTTTTTCAAAGCAGCAGCAAGCTCTTCGGCCGCCTCGTCGGGAGTCATGGTATTTCCATTGTTTTTGTGTGCCGCATACTCCGCATCAATCTCTCACACTTACCGTGCATAGGCTTCTCGATCGGAGAGCTCGTTCTCATCTGATTCGGTGATCTTCTGCTCGATGGTTTCAGCTTCGGTCTCAAGAATGTCAATCTGTTTGTCATTCTCTTCGATTTGGTGTTTAAGTAGTGTGTCCTTTACTGTGCTCAGCAATCGGTTGCGAAGGAAGTACCAAACACCGCTACCTCCAAAAACCAGCAATCCGATTGCCATAACAAGATCCATCAAACCCGATCCTGATTGTCCATCCATAGAATCGTCATCTCCTTTTGCGGCTGAGGCCGCGACCTAGATCCCACGCAGTTCGGGACAGATGAGCTGCCCACGTTTTGTCACATACACACAAAACGTGGTATCCGCCGCAAGAACCTTGACATTGATTACACGCACAAACCTCGCGTTCAGTTTACTGAAAACACGACCCGAGGATGACACAGTGATAAATGATGTGGGATTTGGGTCATTATTGAACGAGATACTGATTTGTCCACCGGGCATAACATCGGCATACAAATCAAGATCGTATTGCGCCTCGGGGAGTGTCATGGAATATTGTGTGTTCGCCGCCGCAGTAGTCTGTGAAAGCGATCCCACAAGTGGTGTGATATATGGAGTATCAGAAACAAACGCAAGACCAAGCTGCGTCATTGCGTTCTGTGGCAAGTACACCGACGTCTCGATGGTTTGACCAACACGAATAAGCGTTCCGAACACATTCTGTTCCACACCATGATCTGGGCTGGTGGGCACATACTGATATGTGGGCATGTCTACAATAACCTCCTTCGAAGTTCTCCATATTTGTTATGTTCAAGTGTTAGTCTCACGTTCTGTGTGCCAAGAAGGACGCGAGTGATTCCGCATAATATGACAACAATTCTTGATCATCCGTCCGATCTGTGCTGAATGGGATCCACAAGTCCGACATGATGAATCCAAGGACGCCCACAACTCGCCTTTCCTCTTGAATGATAAAGAGTAGATATTGCCGTCCCGAGATCACTGTTTGGAACATGGGACCCATATTTCCAATCATACTTGTGGCCTGAAGGATGGCTTGTTCCATATCGTATTGTATACCACACGAATAAACGTACTGTAAACTTCCATCGGGCTCGATGAGCGCCACCACACCAGACAGAATATCAAATCGGCCCACCAGCTCTTCAATGCTCCGTTTTAACGCATCATCCCTTCGTGTGTACCGAATGAGTGCACCAAATGCACTGAGTACCGACTCACAGAGCCCCTTAAGTCGACGTACTTCGCCCGAATCCCGCAAACTGATCATGACTTGTCGTTTCCCGAGAATGGGAGTGATCAGTGCCATGAACGATCGTTGCCCCACAGGTGTAGATGTGGTGAACTCAAGATGTTGAATCCGATCATACAGCAATGCATCATTCAAAACCGACACAATGTGATCCACAGTGTACTTATCGGTGAAGAATGCGGAGATGTGTGTTGTATATGTTGGTGCGTTCTTTGCATGCTGGATAAAACTATTGAACAGTGGATCTTGCTTCCTTGTAGAGATGGTGTCCAATACATAGCCCACATCATCCAGGATAAACGATGTGTCGGAAATCGACTTCATCACCGCATCCAGTTTATGGTTTGTGTCATATTGTGCGGCATATGCTTCTTGGAGCATGGCGTGTGTTTCCTGGAGTTCAAGGTTGGCACGTTGCAGATCACTAAACGTTTGATGAATGTTTGTTGTGAGTGTCACCAACTCATTCATGGCATTCTTCTTCTCGGTGACATCCACCATGATGCACAGCTGCGACAACTGACCATCGGAATCCATAAAGTTCTTCGCCACAATGTCGACCCACATGGTGCCATGAAATTGGTTCACGTAGAGTTGAAGTTCCCTACGGAACGAGCCTTCGACATCGGGACGAAGCGCGGCGAAGTATTGTCGATACTCAGGAACAATGAACTCAAACATGTTTCGAACGTACACTTCTTCCTCGGTGTACCCAAGCGCAGTGAGGAATGTATCGTTTGCTCGAACGATACGTCCTACTCGAACCACAGCAAGCATGATGGGACTCGACTCCACAATGAGCCGATATTGTGTGGCAATTTGATCGGTGAGGTTTGCATTCGCTTCGGCGAGTTTGGTTTCGATTATACGACGTCGTGTGATATCACGTGCGGTTGCTACAATCTTGTCCACATTGCCCGCAGCATCGAGAATTGGAATCTTTTTCACTTCGATGATGTAATCGGTGCCCGCAACTGTATACAACAAAGATCTCCACGGGCGAAATCGTTCAGATGAACGAATATTTCATCAAACTACTTGGATACGATGACATCGACGATCTCAGATCTAACATAATCACGGCAACACAGATATATATGAACCCATCAGATCGAAACCTGCTCTTGAAGGAAATCGCTCGCACTCCGCAGGGATTCTATAGTCAAGAAGCGCAGTTTGTTCGGAAAGATGGATCGGTGATCTGGGCGCTTAATGGTGGATACGCAAACAAGGAAAACGACGTATTGGAAGGGTTCATCATCGATGTTACCGAGAAGAGAACCTATCAGGCCGAACTCGAACGTTCGGAAAACCTGTATAGGATAACTATCGAGAACAGTCGTGATTGGATTTATGTCACCGATGCTACAGATGATTTTAATGTACTTCTGGCCAACAAAGCCTTCATCGATTCACAGCGGTGGCTAAATGCACCCATCGATGTGGTTGGAAAGCCGCTTACACACACCCGTGTTCATTGTGCCGACTACATCAAGTCATTGCACGAAGAAGTCCGCCGCACAAAGCGACCAAAGTACATCATGTCGTTTGATGGGATGGTCGAAGGTCAGGGTGAGGGTCAATATATTATCGATGTCACAAAAGTTCCCATTTTCGATGGTGCTGGAAATGTTGTGGCCATCCTAACATCCCTCCACAACCAAACCGAACAGGCGGAACTCGAACGAACCCTCGAGAAACAACGAAATGAATTCATGGCTCTTTACAAGAATGCCCCACTGGGGCTGTTCCGTATCAACAAAGAGACATGTATTGTGGAATACGCCAATGGTCAACTTGCTACCATGCTTGGGTATCCGAACATCGACACATGTTGTCGATGTTCATTAAAGGATCACATCAACGACCTTGACAAGATTCTTACACCCACAATGATAAACAAAGAACACACCGTTCAGATTATCCGGTGTGATGGTCTTGTCATCTGGGTATCATTCAAGGTGGTACTCGATGAGTCGCAAACATATTATGATGGGTATATTCTGGACGTCACCGAGTACAAACGCATTCGAGAACATCTGTTTGATCAAACAACGTTGTACCGCACGGTGTTCAATGCCATGAAGGATTGGATTATGGTGCTTGATCGAAATCTCATAGTGTTGCTTTCAAACACAACAAACGATGAGTTTGCTCGTCCAGGTAGTGGCCGAAACACATGTGTAGGAGTACATGTCACTGAAGCGTATCCAGCTCTGTCACAGGAGGCACTCCAGGAGTACAAACAGGTTATCGAAACGAAAAAAGATCTTGTTGCTGAACGAAAGGAGCATAACCCACAGGAGCACTCTTGTACATACGCATGTAGTCGACATACAATGCATTGAGTTGCTGTTCCGCGAGTCGTTGTTTGGTAATGTCGATAGCAAATCCCTCATAGATGGTATCGTTCTCACAAAGCGTTTCTGTGATGCTGAGCCATCGAGTTTCACCAGCAGCAGTAATGATCTCTATCTCGTTGGTAGTAGTCTCTTGAGATTTTGGCCGATTTCTGAAGGACACAACGTGCTCATTCATATTAATTTTATCGATATCTGTGTTTACATCGTATCCGAGAATGGAACGCATTGCTGTGTTCCACATCTCAAATCGACCAGTAGCTGCGGAGATCTGATAGAGACCCACAGGTGCACGTTCGTATACAAGCCGATACTGTTCCTTGGCGCGCATCAGCTCATTCTGAGCGATGGTCTCATTGGAGACATCGATGGCTACGCCCTCCACATATCCCTGATTGAAGTTGATGACTTCGGTGAGAATCAACCATATATGTTGGTGGGTGTGTGCTTTAGACCAGTGCACAGTTACTCGATGCGTGGGTGTCTCCTCTCCCTCGGCAGCAGTGAAGCGATGTTGATCCGAGACCTCAACATAATGTTCGTTCATAGTGTGCATCAAACATTCTTCCACCGATTTATAGCCAAGCATGTGCGCCATATAATCGTTCACAAAAATAAACACGCCGCTATGAATCTCCGCACGATACAAACCCACTGGAGCTGTATTGTACAGTTTCGTGTGTTCACGTTCCATGGTGATGATCTTTTCGGCGCGCTTTCTCGCTTCGGCATCAAGTGCACGGTTCGATTGCTCAAGTTCCTGTCGAGTGCGAGTTTCTTCAGTGACGTTCTCCGAAAAGAGATCGTAGAACTCGACGTCGCCATTTTCCGAAAGCACCGGCACAAATGTGTTTCTGACCACAATAGATACATCATCTCGTGCCACATGGTGACAATCATTTTTAATCATAGTCTTTGATTCATGCAACAGCATATGCTCATGATTATGATGGAAGAATGGACACACATATGCGAAAAATGGATTCATATCCATAAACGTCTCTGGAGACTCATATCCATAAATCTGCGCGTAGTACTGATTCACTTCAATGTATCGGTATGTTGCGTCAAGTCGAGCAATTCCAATACCAGCGTTCTCGTACATCGTTTGATACTTTCTTTCCATAGAAGTGAGTCGGCATCGAGCTTCGTCTCGGGCCTCGATGAGTGTTTGAACAATTGTTTGGTTTTGTGCAATCTGTTGTTTTGTCTCAATGAGTCGGTCGAGCATCTCACGAGACCGTTTCCGTCGATTGTCTGGACGGGAGTCGATATCTTCCATGGCATCTTGTACACGGCGCCGTTGAACTTTACTCCACATATAGGCAATAACAATAATAATAACAATAATCGAAATCAATCCAAACAAAACATACTGTTCGGGTGTGTTCATAATATCAATCACCACCCCGCCGAATTAGAACTATTCCTATATTGAATGACACGTGGCGCAATAAATACATCAAGATGTTTGTTGAAGTTTTCCTCACTTCTTGTTTCCCAATCATTACAAATCCGCGGAATAAACGCTTCAAGTGGTTCATTCACAGCATTTGTTACCATATCAAAATACGTCGCACACGCATCGTTTACCAGAGATGTGAGCGCATGTCGCCCATCCGCAGTCAGCATTCCGCGACTGTCTTGAACCACGGCATTGATAAAGATCTTCGATTTGTCTGCGAGATCCGTCCGAAGTCCTTCCATGGCCACGTCACGACCCTGTGTATTCACCGATGTGGCGACTTGAGACTTGAACCTCGCGATGGGAATGATGATATACAGCGGGAGCTCAAGCACATGACGACGAACCAAGACACGAATAGATGCGGACTGTGGTGCGTTATTAAGCGCATTCGTTACATCTGTGAGAACAGATGTCACCGTGGCCATGCCATTACTCATACCTACAACGTTGGCAACAATCTCGTTAAGAACTTGCTGTTGCTCTTCGGGTGGATTCAAAATCTTTGATAACTGATCGTCAACAATCTCGTTATGCGCTCGATACTCTTGAATATGCATGGATAACATAATACCGAGCCAGACGAACGGGAACAACAGAAGGAGCGGAATGACTATAGGAGCATGTGCTTCATTAAAAAACATATCAATACGAAACCCAAACACATAGAGTCCTGCCAAGGTAATGATATAAAGAACGATACCCCACGCCTTGGCGGTTTTGAGCATATCAAAAATACTCACCACAGCATCTGGTACTGAAGTTGCCGCATCTTCCGAAGAATCATCGCCACCGGAAGACGTGTTTGTAATGTTTACAACAACCGGTGGTGTAGAATCATCCACATCGCGATCTCGTCGCACAGCCATGAGAACACCCCTCCATCACCGATCATATCGCAAGAAATATGCGAAGTTGAATAGCACAAGTCCCGCCACCGCTAATGCCCATTCGATGAACCACAACAGTGTGGCAGCATCATATGGAACATTCAGCAAGCTGTAAATTGGTTGCGTTGCATCGGATGCCCAGAAAATAATCAATGATAGAGCGAGAATGCGTCCCTTCATACAACGATACCGTTTCCATGAAATTATTCCCGAAGCAAGACACAACAAAGAAGTTCCTGTGGCAAAAAATGTATCATATGCGATGTTCCCCACAATCTGTGTGTTTGTTGTGGTGAGAAGTTTTGTCTCATAGATACCAGAAATAACAATGAGCCAAACAACTGTGGCTACAATGGGTGTGAGAATGATTGCGATTTTGTATACAATATCCGGCCGCACGATGATGCGGTGATCCATAAACATACAATTTTGATCCTGGTCGATTGTTTGACTCCATATCAGAATGAACCACGAACCAATGATATCGAGGCCATTTGCCATCCATCCAAAGAGCGAGTATGGATATGCCGCCGCAAGAACAAGACCCGCACCCCAGTACAAAACACACCATATGAACATCTGATACTGTGGGTTGAAATTGTCCACATTAAAGTGTCGCATGAGTGCGTGACATCCAATGAAGAGGAAGTTCACACCAAACAGAAACGGTACAAGATTGTCGAGGTTTACTATGGGCATGAGACACCGCCTCCGGGCGAAATGTGTAATCAACAATCAATGTGCTCCTCAATATGATGTTCGATTAAGAAAATCGTGATGCTTTCGCCGCGATGTCACGCATATTGCATACCGAAAAATAGATATATATTATACTATTGATGTATGGAAACACTGCTTCATTAAATATGACCATATTTTTTTTTCGTC